ATGGATGAGTTTTTGCGTGACAATCCCGAGTGTCGAGTCAATAGTGGAGGGACTAAAGAAATCCACGTTGGCTGGACACCAACCAATGTTCGTTCCCGTACCGTTTATCAATGAAAACCGTTCCGTTTAGCGACATTCTTGCTTCTGTCTGCCAACTTGTTGGTCTGGATCGCGCTACGCTAAACGATAAGTCTTTCGGCGCAATACGCGACTTTACGAGTCGCAGGTTGTCAGTTGTGTGGGATCGTGAAGAGTGGCCGGATGTGCAAAGATACATGTACACTTGGCCTGGGATGCCAGTGTCCTCGATTGAGTCTGGACTCAACATCCTTGCGTCGGAAAGCAATGTGCCGCTTTCTACTGAAGACGACCAAGACTTCTTTACCGAGAACGAGCTTAACACGAACACGACTCGAATTAACTTTGACACAAACTTCAAGCGGATCTACCTGCAAGACTTTTTGCATGACAGGTTCAAACTGGGCACAGTTGGCGAGTCGTATGTGAAGTTCTTAAACCCGTTCTACGGCTCCGTGGATGACGGCCCACTTACTTCAGTTGGGGAGAACCAGTACAACTTCACTTACTCAACAGCCACTGATAGCCTCGGTGAATACATCACAAATGTCGTGATTGAGGTTGAGTTCACCAACACAAACTATTTCACCTATAACGGCCCGAATTCGCCGTTGACGACAAAGGTGTTGTTCATGGACAACCAGCAGTTGTTGATCCAGATTCCAGAAGGATCACTGCAAGGCTTGGCTATTTACACGAATGATCCTCGGCAGACGACCAAGGCTATTCCGTTGCCGTTCATTGCTGAAGATTTCGCTGATCAAACGCCCCAAGACTTTGGTGACGACGTTAACTACCTGCGCACCTTCAATACGTCAAAGCAGTTTGTGCAGTACCGTCTGACGCCGCCGCGTATGTTTGGTGTTAAGTACGACAACACATCGGTGTACTCCGCAGGATCACAGATCTACTTTGACCTTGGCCAGAATACCGGCAGCTATAGCATTAACGACAAGACCAAGGCCAGTAATGGCAACTTCTTTTTTGCGACGACCAACGTGACATCCGGGGTAACGCCGGTCAACCAGACCACAGACATCTGGCAGCAGGTTGAAATCCCTGCTCGGTTTAGGGATTACTTGGCAAACTCCGTTTCGTCTGATTTCCTCAAGTCTGAAGGTCGCGCTGAAGAAGCTGTCGTGCTTGAGCAGTTGGCTGAGTCTGCGATTCAGCAGCAGATTGACGTTCTTATCCGCCAGCAGGCGCAGAATCAACGCCTGAACATGGCCTACACCTACTAAGATGATTACGAGATTTCTAAGGAAACGGAATCCAAATGTGTCTTTGGAGTTCAATAAAAACTTTGCGCGTGTCCAAGTGAAGGGCAACGCGAACACGTTCCTGTACAAAAAGACTGCGATAGCAGCACCGCCAACTGATAGAATATTGACAGAAGTTGGTGATTTTCTTAATACTGAAGCTAGCGATCGTATAAACATCGGATAATCCATGAGCATTAAAATCTCCAACCTCCCAGCAGCCGTTGCTGTAAACAATGAGGATCTTGTTCCGATTGTCCAGAATGGTACTACCAAGAAAGCAACCGCAGTATTGATTCGCCCAACATTTGGCACTGCCGCTGGCACAACTTGCGAAGGTAACGATGTTCGCTTGAGCGATCCTCGCAATCCAAAAGGGCCAGCAAGTGGTGACTTGACTGCCGAGTATCCCGGGCCTGCGCTTACGACGACCGGCGTTGTTGCTCTGACTTACGGCGGAGCTGCTCAAGTTGGCCAGTTCACGGTAGACGCCAAGGGGCGCATTACTTCCGCTGCTTCTGTTGCGATCACTCCGGCTGCTATCGGAGCTTTGTCGCTTTCTTCACTCGGATCAAACGTATCGACGTTCTTGGCTACACCATCGAGCGCAAACTTAGCCGCTGCGCTTACAGATGAGGTTGGTTCTGGCTCGGTAGTCTTTGCAAGTGGCGTTACTGGTTCTGGCTCGGCAGTTCTTGGCACTAGCCCAACAATTGGTGGCCCTACAATCAACGGCTACATCGAAGGAAACTCTGATATTGGCGTTGTAGGGGCATCTGCGACCCTTAGCATTACCAGCAGCACGGTGATTACTGCTACGCTAACAAGCGGCACGGCAACGACCTTTACGATGCCTGCGGTGGCAGCAGGTAAGGCGTTTACATTGTATCTCAAGCAGCCTGCATCTGGAGCAGTTGGATCTGCCGTGTTCGCCAACGTAAAGTGGCCTAATGGTGGAGTGCCTGTTGTCACCGAGCTTAACGGTGTGCTTGATATCTTTCCGTTCATCTCTGATGGAGTTAACTGGTACGGATCTTCGCTGCAAAACTTTGCTTACTAATTATGGCTGACATCAAAATCTCACAACTTCCAGTAGCCAGTGTCGTCAATGACAACGACATTGCCGTTATCAACCAAGGAGGTGACACTAAGACTGCTGCGAAGAGTTTGATCGTTGCGGGGCTGGCGACGACTGACCAGATCTCAGCATTTGCTACGACTTCACAGGTTCAGTCGATTGCTTCAGCGCAGATCGCAGCAATTACTCCTGCCAGTATCGGTGCTTTTGCTACGAGCGCAATTATTGGAATTGGAAACGGCGGCACTGGAGCCACGGACGCCCCTAGTGCGCTTGCTGCGTTAGGCGGGATTACTTCAGCGCAAGTGCCAGCGTTTGATTCGGCTCAGTTGTCTGCTTATGTGCAGAAGGCTGGTTCTACGATGGAAGGTCGCCTTATCATGGCGGCAACTACAGCGCAGGCCAAGGCTAACATTGGGGGTGCTCTTGCTGGAGTTGCAGCTCCAACGTCTTCCATTGCTGGAGATGTTTGGATTAGCAACCAAAGCAGGTTGACGTTTTCGCCATCCACGGGCACGGCGGTTACGCTCGCTGGGCTTTCTCAGCAAAACACGTTTAACCAACAGCAAACCATTGGCTCTGCTACTGCGGCAACTGGCCTTATTGTCAGCAACACAAGTACAGGCCGCGCTGCCACGTTTGCTGCCGCATCTACTGCTCCAGCCGTTGCTATCACACAGACTGGCGTAGGTGAAGCTTTCCGTGTTGAAGATGAAACCAGCCCGGATGCAACTCCGTTTGTGATTTCATCTGCCGGGCGAGTAGGGATCGGCGTGACTCCAGATGCAATAACTGCTTTGGCGGTGGATGCTGGTGGGATCAAGTTTAATGACGGGTCTATTCAGACTACTGCTGTTGGATCGTTTAGCACTGCACAGCTTTCTGGGTATGCAACGACGACCGACATTCAAGGTATTGCGTTCACTTCGCAGTTGGCTGGGTTTGCTACCACTGACCAGATTTCTGGCTTCACTACCAGCGCACAGGTAGAAGCAATATCCGATGCGCAGATCTCGTTAATTACGCCAGCATCAATCGGCGCAGTTGCAACTAGTGACGTTATTCAGATCAGCCAAGGTGGAACTGGAGAAGTAACTGCGACTGCCGCGCTTACGGCTCTTGGTGGCATGCCGCTTAACCAAGCTGCTGGTGGCGACTTGTCTGGAACATACCCAGATCCTAGCGTAGTTAAACTGCGTGGGTATGACATCTCTACAAATACACCGTTTGGTGGTGCAATCCTTCAGTGGATTGGAACAGAATGGACTCCAGCAACCCCTCCTTCTGGATCTGTAACATCTGTTGGCACTGGTGCTGGCCTTACTGGTGGACCGATTACTAGCGATGGAATTATTGCACTGGAGACAACTGGAGTTGCCGCACTGACTTATGGGTCAGCAACTCAGGTTGCGGTATTGGATGTCAATCAGTTTGGTCAGATCACGTCTGCTTCAAATGCAGCGATCACTCCTGCTGGTATCGGCGCACTGTCCACGGACGCTGCTTCCGGGTTTGCTACGACTGCTCAAATTCAGGGGATTGCATTCACTTCTCAGTTGTCAGCCTTTGCGACAACAAGTCAGTTGTCTGGTTATGCCACGACTACGGACATCCAAGGCATCGCCTTTACGTCGCAGTTGGCAGCATTCACTAACAGTGCTCAAGTAGAAGCTTTGGCCTCCGCTCAGATTGCTGCTATCACGCCTGGCTCGATTGGCGCTGTAGCCACAAGCGACATCATCGCTATCACGCACGGTGGTACTGGATCAACCAGCGCAGCAGCAGCTCTTACGGCTCTTGGAGCCATGTCTGCAACGCAGGCTGCTGGTGGCGACTTGAGTGGCAGCTTGCCAAACCCAACGGTAGCTAAGATCCAAGGGAATGCAGTGTCTGAAACTGCTCCAAGCAATGGGCAGGTGCTTCAATGGAATGGAACTGCATGGGTTCCTGGGGAAATCCCTAGTGGCGGATCTGGTGGTGGAGGACAGATGTTCTTCTTCAACTACAATACGGCAGCGGACGCCCCAACAACCGGGCTTCCAACAACGCCAACCATTGTTAAAGAACTTGGCCGTGTATCAGACACAACTGGCACAAGCTATACATCTGGTGATTTGTCTACAACTGGATATGACCTAGTAGTCCACTTTGTCACTGACGTCTTGGACCCGAATATCACAGCCATTCCAGCCGGGCTGTTTGACTTCAACTTCTGGGCGTCATCAACTGGAACTACGACAAATCAGACAATCGTCCAGCTTAAGGTGTTTAAGTACGACGGAACAACCGCTACGCTGCTTGCCACATCAGACGACATCTCGATCTACGATCCAACCGTAACTGCTCAGTACATCGCTTCGGTGGTATTGCCGCAGACTACTGTGGCGCTCAATGATCGTTTGTACATTCAGTTCTTAGGGAAAGCCACACAGAACAACAAGACGATCACGTTTAACTTTGGAGCAACACAGCCTTCGCACGTTCACACCACGATCCCATCTGTTGGTGGCAGCGGCCTAGTAAAGGTTGTTAACGGTGTATTCCAGTCACCTGCTTCACTGTTAGTGAATGTTGATGTGGCGACCAACGCTGCAATCTCGCTCAGTAAGCTGGCGATGTCTGAAGTCAGCGTCCTCACCGAGAATGGCCTGACTGGTGGCGGCGATCTGTCAACGAGCCGCATCTTGTCACTCACGACGACCGGCGTATCTGCCTTGTCTTACGGTTCCTCAACACAGGTAGCCGCACTTACGGTTGACGCTTACGGGCGCATCACAGCTGCTAGTGACGTAGCAATCAGCGCATCTGGCATTGGCGCCCAGCCAGCACTAACAAGCGCAGCACCTGCTTCGATTGTACAGGGTGGCACTGGAGCGACTACAGCGGTAGCAGCGTTGAGCAACCTTGGTGGTATAAGCTCAAGCGCACTGGAAGGGTACGCAACGACTGGCCAACTCAGTGGGTTTGCTACGACAAGCCAATTGTCCGCTTACCAGCCTGCGCTTACAAGTGCAGCTCCAGCAGCTATCGAACAGGGCGGCACAGGCGCTACGACGGCTGTAGCAGCCCTCAATAACCTCGGAGGCATCACCTCTGCCGCATTGTCCGGGTACGCATCTACGAGCCAATTGGCGGGCCTACAGCCTGCACTTACATCGGCTGCTCCGCTTGCGATTAGCCAAGGCGGAACTGGGTCAATAAGTACCCAAGCTGCCATTTCAAATCTGGGCATTGGAATGCGGATGGTCGAAGCGCAGACCACCGCGAACATTGTTGGTACAATGAACACTGGCGTGTCTCCAAACACGTTTACTGTGACGGCAACAGGGGTGTTTGCAACAGACGGTTACACTCCAGTACTGGGCGACATTATTGCGTTTGCACTGCAAACCACAACAACGCAAAATGGGTTTTGGGAAGTCACAACTGTTGGAGCAGTTGGTGTATCTGCCGTATTTACTCGCCCATCCTGGTACACGGGCGTTGTCAAAAATTCGATGTACATGACTCGTTTTGGTTCAGCCCAAAACGGTTTTGTTCAAACATTTGTGGGGCCGACTGGAACAGGGACCACTGAAATCACTGTTGGGACAACCAACATTACGATGGTGCGCGTTAATCTAAGAGCGTCGCCTGCGAGTCTTAGCAGCAATGTATTTACTGGGCCGCAAACACTACGCGCAAATGGCAGCGGAGCACAGAATTGCCCGCTCATTTTTCAAGCTGGTGTTGCGCTTATGGGAACTCCGGTGGCAAATGCCGTTGAGTGGTTTGGTGACCAGTTGTATCTGACCACGTCTGCAACTGAACGGTTGCCAGTAGCTACATCGAAGGTGCTAATCAACGCGCAGGCTGGCACAGCTTACACGATTGCACTAACAGACGCTGGTTACTTGATTACGACGAGCAGTGGCTCTGCGGTTACTGTAAGCATTCCTACGGATGCAACCACCAACTTCCCAGTTGGCACGCAGATCCTTGTCATGCAGCTTGGCTTGGGTCAAGTAACAGCTTCGGCGGTTACGCCAGGGACGACCTCCGTGAACAGCAAGAACGGCACGAAGACTTCTGGACAATATGCAGTCATTTCGCTAATCAAAGTGGCCGCAAATAGCTGGGTCGTTGGTGGCGATGCAACAACGTAATTTATGTTCTCTTCTATGTTATCCTTACTAGGCAGTCTCAGGCGCGGAAACTTTGTTCAAAGATCACTTCGGTTTAGATCAAGTGCTTCTGCCTACCTGAGCAGGACGCCGAGTGTTGCAGGCAGTCGCACAACTTGGACATGGTCTGCATGGGTGAAACGTGGAACGCTAGGAACCACTCAATCAATTTTTAGTGCAAGAGATACTACTAATAATGTAAATTCATATCCATTTGCAAGTATTTCATTTACATCATTTAATCAACTTGAGTATGCTGAATCATACAATGGTGCGTACATTGGCCAAAAAATAACTACACAAGTTTTTCGTGATACATCTGCATGGTATCATATTGTAATTTTATTAGACACAACATTAACTACGCCTTCCGATAGAGTTAAATTGTATGTTAATGGTGTTGAAATTACAAGTTTTTCTACTTCGATAAACCCGACTGGATATGCTAGTATATTTTCAGCAAATAAACCTCACCTCGTTGCTGCAAATTATGGAGCACCAACTCCAACAACAGGTTTTTACTTCGACGGCTACCTCACAGAAGTCAACTTCATCGACGGCCAAGCTCTGACACCATCGTCCTTCGGCCAGATCGAGTCCACGACCGGCGTGTGGTCGCCTAAGCAGTACGTAGGCAGCTACGGCACGAACGGCTTCTACCTCAAGTTTGGCAATACGTCGTCTGTAGCGGCGCTAGGCACGGATAGCTCGGGGAATGGCAACACTTGGACGGTGAACAACGTATCGCTGACGGCTGGCGTGACGTATGACAGCATGCTCGATGTCCCAGTGAACTACAGTGACGGTGGGAATGGCAGGGGGAATTATGCGGTGCTGAATTCGTTGGATAAAGTAACTACAGCTACACTAGCTGCTGCAAATCTTGAAACTACATCTGTTGCTGCCCAAAATATTATTGGCAACATGTCAATGGATAGTGGTAGTTGGTATTGGGAAATTGCTTATAGTGCAGCAACGGCATCTCAGCTTGTTGGCGTTTATAAGGCTGCTGCAACAACAGTTTCAGTCACTCCAACAACCAGTGTAATTGGACTTCGATTTAATGCAGATACTGGCGCATTGGATTATACCGTCAATGGGTCAACGTATACGTCGATTGCAACAGGTCTTACTGGAGGTGGATATTTCCCGTATGCTGGATCATTAACTAACGCAAAAGTTATTTACGCCAACTTCGGCCAGCGCCCCTTCGCATACACGCCTCCAACCGGCTTCCGCGCACTCAACACGAACAACCTGCCTACACCGTCAATCGTCAACGGAGCCAACTTCATGGCTGCTACGACGTACACGGGCAACGCTGCTGCGCGGTCACTGTCGAATGCAGTAAACAACGTGTCGTTCCAGCCGGATCTGGTGTGGATCAAGTCGCGTACACCTGGGGCTACGAGCCATGCGCTGTTTGATTCTGTGCGTGGAGCGACAAGGTATCTATCATCGAACACGACAGCCATTGAGGTGCTAAACGCCAACACGCTTCCGGCATTTACGGCTGACGGCTTTAGCCTTGGTACGGACACAACGCTGGTCAATGCGAGTGCCAACTCGTATGTGGCTTGGCAGTGGAAGGCCGGTGGCGCAGCAGTCAGCAATACGCAGGGCACGATCACGTCGCAGGTCAGCGCGAACACGACGGCTGGGTTTAGCGTGGTGACGTACACTGGGACGGGCGTGAATGCTACAGTTGGTCATGGCTTGGGTGTTGCGCCTAAGCTTCTCATTGCAAGGAACCGCAGCGCAGTTGCAAACTGGGGCGTTTACCACGCATCACTTGGTGCTTCAGATACGCAGTACGTGTTCTTAAACACTGCTGGGGCCATTAACCAAGCGGGTGCGTTAGCACTTTGGAATAATACCGCACCAACCTCCACTTTAGTATCGCTTGGCACGCAAGCTACTACAAATGGAAGCACAAACACTCATGTACTGTACTGCTTCGCAGAAATCGCAGGCTTTAGCAAAATTGGCAGCTACACAGGCAACGGACTACCTGACGGGCCGTTTGTGTTCTGTGGGTTTAGGCCAAGGTTTGTGATGATTAAGGGAACTACGTTGAGTGATTGGGTTATAATTGACACTTCTCGTAATATTTCAAATCAATCTAATGTTAGTTTATATCCAAATCTTGCAAATGTTGAGTCTGCTTTTGGTTTGGGATATGGAATAGATGTGCTTTCAAATGGATTTAAAATTAGACTAGTTGGTGATCCATTAAATAATTCTGGCGGCACATATACATTCGCAGCCTTCGCGGAAATGCCCAGCAAGTACGCTCTAGCCCGCTAACCTTATGCCAAAGAAATCCGTATCACTGTCCGTTGGCCGAGGCGAGAAGCTACCTGCGTCGAGGGGCGCAGGGCTGACAGCCAAGGGTCGCGCTAAGTACAATCGCGCTACAGGCAGCAACCTGAAGGCTCCTGCACCTAGTCCAAAGACTAAGGCTGACGCTGGCCGCAAGAAAAGCTTCTGCGCTCGTATGGCAGGTGTAGTCGCCAAGGCTAAAGGCCCGGCAGAACGGGCTAAGGCAAGCATGAAACGCTGGAAGTGCTAACTTTATGAAACGAGGACTCTACGCCAACATCCACGCCAAACGCGAGCGTATCGCCGCTGGCAGCAAAGAGAAGATGCGCAAACCTGGCACTAAGGGCGCCCCTACAGCCAAGGCGTTCAAGCAAGCCGCCAAAACCGCTAAGAAGAAGTAATTATGAAGTACATACTTGAGCGAATCAAAGAACCATCCACATGGCGCGGCGTGTTTGCGCTGCTCACCGCGGTCGGGATTAAGCTGCACCCAGAGATGCAAGAGGCTATTCTGACCACTGGGCTGGCGCTTATCGGGCTAATCAACGTCATCCGCAGGGAATCCAATGATACAAAACCTACTGCAAATCCTGCGCCTGTGGCTGGAGATCAAGGCTAAACGGGCCTCATGGGAGCTGGAGCGTGACATAGCCAAGTACTGCGATGATGTCGAAACTCAGATCCTTGAAGCTAGGGCCAATGGCCGTGATGCTTTGGCTGACAGGTTGCGCCACCAGTTCACACGTTCCAGTAAGATACTTATATCCACCCAGCAAGGAGATACTTGAGCTTCAGGCTGGTCAGACGTACACTGCCGAGGTGGCACAGAAATGGCATTCAGACTCCCGATACCAGAAACTTGAACTGGAGTTGATTGATGCCACTTCTGTCGCCAAACAATCTCAACACAGGTAATGCAATGGAAAGCCCCGGCGAAATGCTAGACGATCTCAAAGAAATTGGCTCTGTTTTGGGCATAAACGTAGCCGCAATTGCCTTGTCTTTAAGCGAGATCGAGCAAACAGTTCGCATTCTGGGTGGCATTGCCGCAATCTTTTATACGCTGGCCAAGATATACAAGCTGCTACACAAATGATTGACGAACGGTCAGCCAAGTTCATAGCG